TCACATCACCGGCGCATCATCATCCCGCGTTCTGTTAACGAGCCATGTCACTACGCCTATCACCGTCACATCATCCAGAGCCTCACCCTCCAGCGATTCCCCGTCTTCCGTAATGAGCGCCCTCCCTGCTATCAGCGCAAAGTGGTTCCGACACGAATAGTTGATAAGTGCATATTCGCCAGGCTTTGGCCGCACCGACTTGTCGACAACCGCATAGCCGCGTGATGTCTCGATAACCAGCGAATTTGCGTCGATGTTGCATATCGATGCGACCGATAACCGGGTTTCGATAAAATCTTTGGCTGGCGACGGGAAACCGCTCATGATGACCTCCTTCCGATTCATACTGTATGTGTATACAGTAGTTTTTAACCGAGAGGAGATCAATGCGGGGATGCCTATCAATTATTGTGGCTGCGGCTCGGATGGCCATTCGATATCGGGGGCTTTTGATGTATCAATACGCATCAGCAGCACCCGGTATTTTTTCCAGGCCGCCAGGTCTGCAACCTCCTGCTCAGTGGCAATGTCCGCGTCAACCGCATCCTGCCGCCAGGCTATTTCTGAATCAGCCTGGCTTTTTAGTGAGCTACGCCGCTGCTCTGCCTGTTCCTTGAGTTGTTCCGGTGTTGGCGGTGGAATGTCTGCCCATGTTGGCAGCCCATCAGTGCCCGCAACCCTCATTTTCCCTGGCGGCGGCTCTGCCGTGTAAGTCCTGAATAACTCCTCAGTTGCGTCAATCAGGTCGTCAGGCAGGCTTCCCGCCTCCTCGTATACATCCAGTAACGCATCGGGATAAAAAGAGTTTTCTGATGGTGAATATTTATACATTTTAAGCCTCACTACCAACCAATTGCGATATATCGACAGGACACAAAGCCGACCACAGATGCCAGGGCGGGTGCACTGCCGCCATTTGCGTAGAAACCGTTCCACGAAAACTGCGTTTTGCCCAGGTTGTTTACAACAGCATATGACTGCGTGTTTCCTGAAATCTGGTAACCACATGCCACAACCTGCAAACACGCGTTAGGGAATGGCAGAGGATAGGTTGTAATTGTCGTTGCGCTGGCCGCATTGTTAGCCTGCCCCCATTGCACAATCACAGTGCGCTTTACCCCGCCAATAATTATCGGGATAGTTATATAACCGTTGGTGTCAATAACGCCGCTCATAACGCCTGCCAGGGCTATTTCTTTCAAACCAAGGTTTTCGAGAGACGTAGCTACCGCTGACGCACCGTCAGCTTTGATGTCAGCAAACGGGCTGTTGCGACTCAGATACTGCTTGCCAAAGCCGTTGGTTAACTTGGTAACGAAAGCATTGATATCACCATCATCCAGGACGTCCGCTCCCGATTTGTCCGAGACGAATTGCGCCAGCGCAGACGCGATAAATGTAGCCTGCCGCAGCGCTTTGTTGACCTGGGCGCTGGATGCTTTTCCTGACTGAAACCCGGTAAGCAGTGCCGCCAGCGCGAGATAATCCGCCTGGCTCATGACGTTTGCGCCTGCACCAATCGCAAACGGTTTAAAATCATTAGTTGCCATTTATAGCTCCATTATGCCCAGACACGGGATGGTGAATTAGGTTCAACAATAAAACGGGTTAAATCAGGGATATTAACACTGGAATCGACAATACGAATATTCACATGCCATCCATCGTCGGCAATATATTCAGGATTTTCAGCATCACTATTAACCTGATGGTAAATAACACCGACGACATCAAGACAAACACCCGGGAAGAATAACTCACCCTCGCTTTCTTCAAATCCCGATTTAATTAATTGCTGCCGCATTTGTTCTTTATTACTGAACCTCAGATAAATATCTCTCATCGAAGCCCCTTAATTTGGTTATCAGATAAAGCACGATGCCATATACGCAAGTTGCGAATGTGCCCGAATAACGGTCGGCTGGCTTCTTTGTTGTTTCCCAGATAAATTGGCGAGACGCATCCTGGAGCAGTGATCTGCGAACCTACTACTTTACCGGAGGGAATTACTGTCGTTAGACCAGCAGGAGATTTTATGCTAGTTACAATCTGTCCGTCGATAAACCCAGGAACAAGAGAGCTGCTATTACTTTGGCCGCCAAAGCTATTGACCATCAATCCGGTGGCATTGAACGCAATCTCCCAAGCATTCAAAGGTGTTGCCCCTCTTGTACTGACTATACGGGGCGCAGTATTCGGAACACCACTTGCCGTCCAGTTTCTTGAAATCTCGCAAGATATAGTGACGTTATCAAAACCACCGTTGATAGGATCAATCCGGGGAATATCATCCGCCCTGGTTGCTGCTGCTCCTGTAGTGGGAATATAAGATGATGTTGAATTGCTATTTTCAAGTTGGGCACCAAAAACCAATACACCATCAACGCCGTTTCCTGTTGATATTGGACGTCTGCTATCAGTGACGCTTGTAATGACTACCAGACCAACATTCAACAATCCTGAATCTGTTAAATTTCCTGTAATTACAGTCGTAGCTGAACACCTGAACCAGCCATTAGCTAATGGTATTAACGAAACTGAACCTGTTACATTTCCGCCAGTTTGTAGTGTTGATAAATCAAAATTAGCACATGCGCTACTAATTCCGTTTGCACCTCCACCCCATATAATTTGCACAACAGACCTACCGGCAGGCTTAACAAAGAACGATGAGGTGATATTCCCTCCAGAAACGAAAGACGTAGGTGAGAATGCGGAAACTACAGATGGAATTCCGGAAGCTGTAGTGGGGATAACGCTTGTTGCACCTGATACACCGTCCGGGCCTGCTGCTGCGATAACTGAAAGAGTAACAACCTCATTACTCCATCCAGTGCCGGTGAGATTATTTGAATTGGCAATTAAATTTGTACTCTGCCCTTCTATGAGCAGCCCATCTTTTTCAAACCGTGGCTCGTTAACTACTGCTGTCTGCAACACACCTGATTTGTCGATGTACGTCGCGGTCGATGCGCGGCTGAATGAAATCAGCTTCGTGTTTACCGGATACCCGGCAATCATTTTTAAATCGTCACTTAGCGGAGCCCATACATCCGGGAAAGGCGGTGCCACGTAACCCGTGGCGGCTGCCGAACCGGCGGCTTCCGCTGCGCTTTGTGCCGCTGCGGCGGCTGAACCCGCTGCGGACTGTGCCGACTGGTTTGCTGACTGGCCTATCTGAGTAACCTGCTCCTGAATTCCAGTCAGTGTTTTTACTTTCTTTCCTGTGCGGGTAGTGGCTTCACTACTTCCTGAATTAACGACATCATCAAGCGTTTGCGCGTTATCATAAAAGTCGCGCAGATCACTGGATGGAACAGTATTGTTTGTATTGTACGGCATGAATTTTCCTTGAATCTTCACAGGAAATTAAAATGATGACTCCCATGCTCCCTGGTCGAAGCCGGAAACATATTCATCGTCGATGTCGAAACCAAAAAACTGATACCCGGAAGATGGCGTAATAATTTCGCGGATGCGAACGCCGCCAGGCTTAATGGTCAGGTAGCCATTTTTAATTACCCATACCATTTCATTGCTCAGGTCATTAACCGGATTAGATAAATATTGCGATGGTGAGTAATCAGCGGGCAGATTAATGAATGGGCCTCCATTTATCGCAGAGTCCACTATCATCCTGTCTGTTGGATTCAGAATAAAATTTGGATCAGCCATTACCCAGACCGACTCTGTCATGTCCAGGTTATCGATAATCGCCATCCTTATCCCTGAGCCAGCCAGAGCAACGTCAAGAATATCCGGGATGCTCTCGTTACGTCCGTTCCACTGGTTTATTGCCGCCTTGGCTTTGAGTACGACGCGATAAGTGTCGTCGCTCAGTTGCATTAGCCCCTCATCAGGGTCAAATGGTCCCTGCCAGTTTCCGCGATCCCACCCGAGATTGCTGTCATCCCAGGAAAAATAGACTCCCGATATCGGCGTTGAAACCTGCCTGCTGCGCCCAATCCATTCACCCAGGATGTCCAGTTGCACACCGACGGCATTGTCCAGGTCAAAGGCGTCAATCAATCCGCCAGTAGCGACGTAGGCATCGGTGAGCGGACGAGTTATCAGATCTACGTGCTGCGGAAAAAGTTGCCGGGTTGCGTGGTAGTTCGTGATCAGCTCGGTGTATTTGCTCATGATGCGGCCACCTTAATGTTGGCTACATCGCAGTGCGCCGCCTCATCGAACAGAATGGCGATGTTGGCTGATGCAGTAGTGGATGCGCTTTTGCCGATCTCCAGTGACGTAATATCGTAAAACCGGCTCTCCCCACCGCTCATCACGCCCAGGTTCGCCGGGGAATAAACGCGACTCAGCAAAACCGGATCGCCGATGCGCAGTGAGTTAATGTACTTTGCCACCTCGGCCTTAATCCTGTCTGCCGTCGAAGTGGTGTAGCCAGGGTAGGTTGTCAGTGTGATATCAACGAAGATATCAACCACCGTTGGGCGCGAGAACCGGATGTGCTTTGGCTCACCGTATCGCCCAACAAGGTTAATCGTGGTCGTGCCAAACGTGGTCGTGCCAACATCTTTTTTCCCGGCGATAACCGTGGCGATTTCCGTTGCGTCCCCACCGTCCACGATGCAGCACATGGAATGCGCCGGAAGCCCGTTACTGTCAGTAGTTTCGGTATCGTTCTCGTAGCTTCGCAGGCGGGTTACGCCAGCAATATTGAGCAGAGCGCCGTCGACGCCTTCCATGGTGGTTTGCGACGGTAATGCGGTGCTGCGGGTCTGACGCTGGCGCAACTGCGCGTCATTCTCGCCACTCTCGCCTGGCGTCGCGGCAGCAGGGTTATTTACCGTCCGCCAGCCGCGCGTCGGCGTGGCAATGCGGTTAATGGTGCCAGGCAGCGCCACCACCGGACCGGAGACGGAGCAGATCGCTGTAACTGTGATGGATTGTGACTGAGGGATAATGACGCTGGCGGGAAGGTTCCAGATTACCCCGTTCGCATCGCGGACACTCCCGGAAGTAATCTGCACGCCGACGTCACCCTCGATCACCACATCCGCGGTCGAATTGGTGGCAAGTTTTCGGGTAATGCCATTGATTTTTACGTTGCTGGAAAGCGCGCGGCCCATGCCTGTGGACGGAGAGAACGAGTTATAGACAGCAATACTGGTATTATTGGCGTCATGGATGCCAAGCGCGTAAATCGCCAGCATTTGCCCGTCTTTACTGTCCGGCTCGAGGTAGGCATCATTGCCGTATATTTGCCGGAAATATTCGGACAACTTATCGACGATTGTCTGGTAATCAGGCGCGCTGATCCCCTGGGCTGTTACCGTTGCCGATAACCCCAGCGTGTCGAGGTTCAAAGCCATTTATGCCTCGCTGGTTACTGTGGTTTGTCCGTAGATGGTGTCAATGGTGGCCGTGAAGGTTACGCGCCGCGTGGTGCCGTCATTGATGGTGTCGAAAGAGATAATGGAGAGGACTCCGGGAGTAGTGCTGATACGCTCGCGGATCGCCAGGTTATAAACGTCAGCACGCTGCTTACCGAGTACCGACTGCACATACGGCGTACCCTCTGTTAAGTCGAGAAACCATTGTCCTCGCCATAACTCGAATCGTGTTTTTATGGCCTGGGCAACGCATTCCGGGCTGTTCACTAGGAAGGTGTCGTCACCCTGCCCAAATGTATAGTCGCCGTCTGTATCTTCACGCCGGTATCGCATTAGTTCACCTTGCCTGAGTTGCTGCTACCAGATTGCACGCCGTTGTGGGTGTGCTGATCGCTGATGTCTTTGCCGTTGGATTTGAGCGTTCCGAGGAATTCGATAGCCCCGGTAATTTTTGCTGCGGTTCCGCTCGCAAGGCTACCGACCATGCCGCCCATCCACGTTAACAGGCCGGTTATCGTCACCTTCGCTGAGAAGGTAGACTCCGGGGAAATCACGTCGAAACCGCCTGGCGCGACCAGTTTGATTTTCTTCGTGGCTGGGTTAATTTCGAAATAAGTGCTGCCGTCGTCGCTGCGGAACTGCGCCGCGCTGGTACTGATGCCGCTGATTTTCTTCGCCTGCGACTGCGGGCCGATGATGGCGAATGCGTCGCTGAGGTCATGCTGGCGCGGGTCAACCGGCTCCTGTACGCCGCCGTTCTGCCACCAGAAATCAATGCAGCGATCGGAAAACACCAGCAGGCACTCGTCGCCAGGCTTAACCGGGAAAGTCATGGTGCAGCCGCCACCCCGCGGGAACACAACCGGAACGTCCACCAGTAACGGAAGATCAGACGGGTCGATTCCGTTCTGCTTCGGGATGATTCCCCTAATGGCTGGTAAAACGGTGCATGTTACTGCATTCGGATCGAATGACTGGATGATGCCAGGCATGGCAACGCGAAGCTGTGTTGAGATATTTTCGGCGATAGCCTGGGCAGTCTGCTGCTCCCCGCCGATTTGTGACTGCGTGGAAACTGGCATAAAAACCCCATAAAAAAAACCGCCGTGGCGGGTTATAGTTTTGCTTCTGGATAACACCTACAATGCCCGTGATGGCAACATTTCCCATCTCCAGGGTGGCCGCTTTTAGGCGGCTTAGCCCACGAAAATGTTTTTCCATTATTTTTAGCGCATTCAGAACATACCGCCCCATCCTCGCAAGTGCGCCAAATATAATATTTAACCCCTAAGCGAGTTTGCTTTATCCTCTCAACTTCCGAGTAACGACGACTACGCTCTGCAAGATGCTCAGCGTAACGTGCATTATCCTTTTCTATCTCATCTTTACTGCGGCGCTTTCCATTTGCTGGCTTTGACTTTTGATAATTAACCCGCTTGTTTATATTAAAATTTTCAATGGTCTTGTCTTCATTTCTGCGTTTATTTCTAAACTTTATATATCTAATAAGTACAAAAATGAAAACCAAAATAACTATATAAGCGGGATCCATCACTTAACCTTCACACAGTCATAAGTTGCATATTGTCTTGGCGCGTTCATGCTGGCCTGCAACCACTGAGCGTTAAGAATGGCTTTTCCGTCGCGCCCAATAAATTCCATTCCAACCCATCTACCAGGTTGATCGGTTGCCAGCGTCCACTCAAACTTTACATTGTTGTAGTCACCTTGTTTGCCAAGGAATGTAATTTTTTGAGTTTCAGGCTTAGCCCCGTTGATTCTCGCTAAACCATCATCTGCCCAGTGGACTTTAAAATCACCGCACTGAGAATCAGCGATAGCGCCAATGGGAACGGAGAATAGTAGAAGAAAAATTGCGCCACGAATACCGTGCATATATACACCTCAATAATTGGTTTTTTGCATGGCTGCCTGGCTATATAGATCACGCGCACCGCGCGCAAAACACATCAAATCCATGTACCACGCCTGACCTCTGGTGTCGCCAGTATAGTCGATGGCTTTGACGATATAAACGCCATCTGTCGCAATACTGGCCGGTTGCGAAGTGGTTCCGGTAACTATCCGGTTGCCGTTTTCGTCGGTTTCGGCGATACGCCCAGGAGACTGCGCGACTTCGCCGTTACCCAGTGCTGCCCGGTATACTGAGGCCTGATCCAGTTGAATCAGGCCATTGATACGGATATTCGGATTAATCAGACAACGAACGTTTACACCCGCTCCCATCGTCTGCTGTGGCATGCCAATCAGGCCAGTATCCGCACTCAGCACAATGGCCTCATGGATATATTTATCTTCCGGCACCATCTGAACCTGACCGTCTACCAGTTGCCACGTCGCGTTACACTGCTTAGCGATATTGTCCATCACATCACGCGATGATTTGAATACCACACGACCACGCGGGAACACGGTATTTGGCATATCGCCGATGATGCCAGGGGTGACGCCGAACGCGTTAAACCCCTTCATATTAGCAGCGAGAAGATCGGCAACCGTGTGACCCGCTGCCAGCGTGGTTACAGTGCTGGCATACAAAAATGCCTCATGGTCACTGATAGCCTGAATCAGTACCCAGGAGTCTGTAACATTATCCTTGCCGGTAATGGTAAACCGGATATCACCATCAAAGATAAGGCCATAATTCTGGCCGCCAGTCTGCCCAGCTTTATCTGCGGGAACATCACGTGCGATACCAACCTGACTGGCATCAACAGCCTGCGCCAGCCCGTCATAACCGGCAATGATGCGGATTTTAGAAAATTCCTTCCCCATAATCTTGCTGGTCGTTTCGCGGCTCAGGTTATAGATTTTCACGTTAGCCACACGCGGCCAGCGCGTATCCGCCCACTCAATCTGAAAGGTAACCTTAAAGTCAGAGAGCATGACGCCCTGACCATTCTGGTCGAGTAGTTGCAACTCAAAGTGACGCATCCAGTTCTGTGACATGGCTATTCCTGAATAAAGACAAGGTGAGAGGATGTTCCGAGGTTGGTTTTTGTCGGGTATTCGGGTGCGCCGTTGTCACAGACCACAGCCAGGACGCCATTTAAAGCCAGCTCCGGGTATTGCTCCATAAGGCTGATATCCGGCACCAGCGGGACACCCATCAAAACAGGCTGCCCGCCGCTGTCCATGACGTCCAGTATCCACCCGGCATCGTCGCGCCAGAGCGTTTTCAGCGTATAAGTGGTGTCCCCCAGCAGTATCCGAAACTGCTGATTATCAGGGCTAAGAGGGACTTCAATGATATTCATCGGACACCTATCATGTTACCCAGCGCCGTACCCCTGAGAATACCCCCTGCGCCGGTTGAGGATAAAAGGGACTCATTCACCGGGATCGGCGACTTCGTGCCTGTGTCCTGTACCGCTGATGTGCTTACACCTTCTTTCATGTCCTGTTTATCCGCGACAGTAATGCTTTTTGTCTCCGACAGGATCACTTCTCGCAGCGTCAGAACACACATCAAAACGTTCTCACTGGTTCTGTCTGTGGTCACCTCAATCGCACGTATCAGCATATTGCTGTACGTTCGTTTTCCCGTGATCACATCAAAAGGCACGCGTGACAGCTGGAGATTGAGCAACTCCTGATAAGTTTCTTTTGGGCTCTTACCAAGAATATTTGTCGCCGTCAGGCTACTGGCGAAATCCAGCAGAGCCCCGCCACCAGCAAAGCCGCACTCCATTGTTACTTCGCTGGGGCGTTTGTAGGCATGGTCAGCAATAAAACCAGATGCGGTGCCGGTTGTTGGCTTCTCAACCGGATGTTCGGTAATTTCCAGAGTGTCTGAATGTTTTTCCGATACCACGACAGACGGCACAACAATACCGATGCGCCGCGACTGCTGGCGGAAAATTGCAGAAAGAATATCCATTACCCTGGCCCTGCCATCTGTTGAGTGAGGCGTGAATTCACACCCATCTGACGGTCAGCGACTTCCCGGCCTGTCGCCGATGGATCAGTCGCGCCGTAAATGTTGATGTTCGTTTCCTGGCTGATTTGGGCGGCAGCCTGTGACGCAGCCACTGACGCAAGCGGAGAATTCCACTGCCCATAACCTTCTTTGCGGGACATTGCCTGAAGTAGGCGGCTGAACTGCTGCGGATCGCTGAGATTAAGTGTGTCTTTAGCGCCGACGCCCATCATGCTGGCTACAAAATTTGCATAACCAGCAGGGTCATTGTTGTCTTCCTTAGGGGCGTATTTGTGCACGATATCCCAGATAGTCTGCAGTTTCTGGTAACCGGCTGCGGCGCTTTTACCTGTGAAATACAGCCGTATCTGGCGCGCCATCGCCATCCAGCCAGCTAATGGCGTGTCATGTGTCTGGAAGCCATTACCCCCAACAGGACGAAGATTTCCCGGATTATTCTGACGATCTGCAATCGTGTCGCCAGTGGCCCAGGTCTTAAGCTGGTCCCACTTCTCACCTACCCATGCGCGGGCATTCAGCGCACTTTGATTTACCGCAGGAATGGCTGATTCCTGACCTTCACCCTGATTCCAGAGTTGCTTGCCAATGGCATAGGCCTGCTTCCAGTTACCGTCCTTGATGGCGTTGATCAGGTCGCCAATCATCGACATCATCTTCCCGAACTCACCAAATTGTTTAGTCAGGTTTTCGATGTCGCCTTTCAGCGTCCAGTTTTTGAGGTTGATATTAAGCAACCTGGCGATTTCCACGCCTATGGCCTTGATGGAGTCCCGCAGTTCCGTCATCGCTTTTAACGCTGACTTTATCTCCGGCTCCCACTTGCCCCAGTCAATAAGAGACTTACCACCTTCCTTCCAGGTCTGGTAATCCTCAATCAGAGCCAGAATCGCAGCGCCAAGCGTAATAACCATCCCCACCGGAGAAGCAAGGAAAGCAGTATTCAATAGCCGCCAGGCTACCAGCAGCCCCCCAAAAAGCATGATGAGATGCTGGGTAACCGGGTCCAGCTTTTTGAACCAGTCGATCACAGAACTGATTGCCTGTCCTGTTCGCCAGAATACCCTCGCGACAACATCACCGGCCCAGAGAACGCCCCTGATAACCTTCATCAGAACGTTTTCGATTTTGGGCCAGTTATCGAGCAACTGTTTGCGTAGCTTATCAATGCTTCCGGCCAGACCACCGGCGAGGTTAGAACCAATCTTGTCCCGTGCCTGCCCCAGCGTCATTGACAGGTTACGCATCGACGTCATGAAGATATTGGACTGCTTTGCCGCGGCGTCAGCATTGAAGCCAATTTTTTTTGCTGCCAGAGCATACTCAGAACTGAACTGCGACAACCCCCGGCGCATTGCCATGAGCGTGTTTTCATCAATGCCCAGCATTTGCGCATACTGCCGCGCGCGATAATAGGGCATGTTGTTAAGCCGCTGCCCTACACCGGTGAAAATGGCTGCCGTATCACGCAATTTGCCGCTGGCGTCACGCGTCTGCACACCCAGGCGGTTAAGAAACCCCTCCGCACCCGGGTTGTTTCGCATAAAAGCCGCAAGACTTTCCAGGGAATTTTGAGCCGCTTCTGCACTTGCGCCAGTTTGCGAGGCTGCATAGCCAAGGGCTTTAATTCCATTTACTGTCGCGCCTGTGCGCTGTGATGCCCAGTAGAGCTTATCCAGTCCATTCGCGATCTGGGTTGTGAATCCCACAACAGCAAGTGCCGCCCCCTCTACCGCCGCTCCCATCTTAATCACGCTGGCGGTGACGCCTTTAATCGTGGCTTCAAACCTTGCTTGCCCGGCTCCATCAACGTCAAAGCCCAGAGAAACGAGGAAGCTTTTGATCGTGTCCACGTTACCGCTCATCGGTTGCTCTCCATTTCTCCACGCGCGCGTCATTGTCGTCACGCATATCAAGGTAATCATTCAGCAGGGCAATGCGGCACAGGTCCACCGCACCGCTGTCGAGGTCTTTCTGGTCTATGTTAAAGACAAGGGCAGGGCGCAGGATGTAATCCTCACCGCCCGGCAGGGTGTTGAACGTTATTGGGCTGGGTCCGTGGTCGTCTCGCCGGTAGGGAGTCCTTGCAAAAAATTTCCCAGCGAATCTGCGACCACCCGCGCCACCAGTTGGAGCATCACGAACAGGTCAATGTCATCGAACGCCATATTCCCCTGTTGGCATACCGGCACCCAGCCTTTCATGTGATGGCGCGCCACAACCTGTAGGCATGGGAACAGGATCGCATCCACGTCTTCATCGCTGAGTCCTGAAACGGCATCGGCAATTTTAGGCAGGATGCTTTCCAGCGCGCCCTCAGTATCTTTTGCGGTTAGTTTTGCCTGGACATTACGGAAGTCAGAGACCAGGCCCGCAAGCACCGGCAGGAGTTTGCGGGAGACCTTCAGTTGCTCAAACACGCTCAACTTACCAATGCGGTATTGCTGGTCCTTAATGGTGATTTCCATGGATTAAAACTCCCCGAGTAACTGGTCGATTTTGCCCGCATCAAACACCCAGGATACCGTGCCGCCTTCTTTAGCATTGGCGTGATCGGGTTGTTTCTGGAATGCGCAGGAGCGTGCGGTGGTGATGTCGCCGGATGCGCTGTTTCGGATAACAAATACGTTATTGCCCCACAGCGCAGAAGACTGGCTCTGTGCGTTGTAAGCCAGAGACAGTTTTTTATTGGTTGGCGAGGTTTTCAGCAGCGTCACGGTAATCGTGCCAGCCTTACCCGCGTGCAAGCTGTGCATCACTTCGCCATCAGCACCGATAGTCATGGTGTTTTTGTTTTCGGCCATGGTGACCGTGATGCCCTCTTCCGAGTTGGCAGAGCCATAGCCGAGATCGATAATCCCGGTCGGCCCGGTCATGGACGCGGTGACATCAATAAAAGAATACGTGCTCATTCAGTTCCCCTTAGCGCACCACGTTAATCAATACGTCAGCGAAGTGGATAGCACCCGCCAGTTTCGTCGCTACCTGAATTACCGGAGCTTTGCGCGCTTCGCGATCGGCCTGTGCCTGTGTACTCAGCGGATTGGCGTAAACGTAATAGCCCTTGGTAAGTGTGTCGCCCGCCGTCACCTGGCCGATGTCGCCACCATTCCAGATGCCAGGAGCGACCAGGCCATTGTTTACCGCCTGATCCATAGACTGCTCAACGTTTGTCACCAGTCGCGTAACGCCCGCCTCAGTCTGTGGAATTTTGGTGGTGGAGGTATAAAGCAGATTCCAGAGATTGTTCTGGACGTAGTTTTGCAGCCAGTCGAGACCATGGCGCTCATCGAAGAAGTCGCCGTTGGACATCACGCCTTCCTGGATAATGGCGGTGTCGTTGGCGTAGCGCACAAACACGTTACAGTTCTTGGCTTTCAGCGTGTCGGCCTGCTGCGCAGTGATTGTCTCGGCGGTAATACCCGGCTCCTGCTTGAACTTCAGCGTGATAGTGGTGTTGTTCCCCAGGAAGTTCACGGTGAACGCACGCCCAAATGCTGAGGCAGCTGCATAAGGCACCTGGCTGTACTGACAGAATGTGCGACCGTAGCCCGCCGCTTTCAGCTTGTAGGCAATATCCGTGGTACTGGTTGCATCCAGAACCGCCGATGCGGAAGTGGTTACACCATACACTCGGGAGTCACTTGCAGAGCCAATCAGCGCGGAAACATCGATATGGTCCTGATCTGTCATCGCCGTGTCGGCAATCACCAGGCCATACCAGTCAGCGGAGTAGTTCAGGGCAGCAGTGACAGACGGGAGAACCGAAGAGGACGCCGCCTGGCCGTTTGCCACCGTGGGGTTGTGCGCTGAATCAATGCCCAGCAGTGGAGCCAGGTCAGTACCCGTTCCGGCCGCCGTTGGAATACCGATCGCTGACGTTGCGCCGGTCGTGCCAGACGTAATGACAAACTGGCTGGAGCCAGGCACCCAGGAGACCGTAGCGCCAGTCAGTTTGGCGGTGATGGCAGTTGCCACGCCAGCCAGGTTGGAAGCGGCAGACAGGTTAATGCCGGTGATCGTCGATACAGTGCCGTTGATTGATAGTTTCAGAGCGCCAGCTGTCACAGCGGTAAAGTTAGCCAGCGTCTGCTCTGAACTTGAAAGCACTGCCCCGGTAAGCTTGCCAGCGGTGGCAGGTGTCGAGGTGCGGGCCAGTTTGCCGATATACAGATCACGCGGCTGCGGCGATTGCTGGAAATACAGGTTTGCTGCTTTGTATTCTTCGGCACTGGTGCCAAAGTCGGTGGCGATGCTTTCAATGTCCTGATAAAGGCGCATGACTTCTGGTGCCGTAATGACGGTTGAGGTGCCAAGCACCAGCAGAGCGCCAAAATTACGCCCGAGCGCCGCGCGGACGGCGAGCGTGACCTGCACGTTTACGACGCGCTGAACAGATAAGCCGTTAGGCATGGTTTAATCTCCGAAAAATTGGACTGGAGCAGAGAGGATCGATTCGATGCCGTATTCGCGGATAACTTTGCGGCTCAGGCGAACTGTAATGTCGTAACGCCGCACCCACTGGTTATTGATAAGCTCAGGGAAAGCAATCAACTCACTGTAATCAGCAAGAGATAACCCGTTATCGTTCAGGGTGGCGTTGTTTTGTTCAACCGTGAGCCCGTCACGGAACAGAGTGGCTACTGACTGGCTCGCAGGACCGTAAAATGAGGCAAGCGTTTCGATCACCTCATGACGCCACATCTGGTTGCTGTCGTCCGTCTGCCGTACAAACGCCGGTGAGTCGTCTGCACTAATGCCGGTGATGCCGAATCCGCACCAGTTAACATCCGCAGCAGGAACAGCAGCCTGTGTTGGTGTCCAGCGAGGACGAACCATTCCAGCCGACAGGCCAGATAAAGCACGCACCCACTGACTAAGTTCACGCTCCAGCGCTTCGTCATAAGCCTGCGGCACGCTGACGGGCGTCAGGTAGCCGGGTGATGTGCTGCTGTTACTCACTCTGGCCCCCCGTCAAACGGTAAAAGTTCGCAGTGTGCCTGCACGAAACCAGCACCGTACGCTGTATACGGATCAACGAAGGTCACGCGGTAGTCGCGCCCCCGGTAAGCCACAATATCGGCATCAAGTCCGGTGTTTCCACTGGTAAGCCGGTAGGTTGTGACAATCAGAATTGCGCCGCTGATCACCTGTCCCGCCTGCATGCGGCGCGCTTCAAGCGAGCGATCGACCGTAACCACACCACCGAATGGCGTCTGCGTGACGACGTTAATGGCGAAGCCATCATCATCAACAGTCTGCTCATTGCGTTTAACGACGAGAGAAGTATCGAGAAATTCCGGCGACAGAAGTACGTCAGTTACATCAAGTGTCGGCATCTTTATCCCTCACAACGTGCGTGATTGAACGGCGATATTCGCCAGTATCAATTAGTGGCTTGTTACCGGTTCGCCCCCTGCGACGGCGATCAGCAATGGTGGAATCAGCCAGGGGAGTGAATCCGGTAATGGTGATGTAGCGCTTCACGCCATTTGCGGCCACTAACCCGGCACGGTCGAGCGATGTCACCGCCCCTTCCGCGTTGCCCTCCAGAGCTTTCAGCGCAGCAGCCCTGAGATGAGGAATAAATTCCGTTTCTGCTGCCTGAACGCCGGGTTTCAGGTGTGGTCTTGGTGGGATATTTTGAGCCGGAGAGCCGTTTTCATTGATAAAGCCGATGCCAGCATTGCCAAACTCACCTTCACCTTCGCGCTCGTCTTTTGCTTCAGGAATGCCCACCAGAACATCCTTGTTAGTGAGGGTATTAAGGGCATCCAGAATACTTTGGACATTATCGGCACCTGTTCGTACGCCTGATCTCATAGTTGAATGCCCCCATAGCCGAAAAGCTGTAGCATCTGCCAGAACTCAGCGCCGTATCGCGAGAAGTTCCAGAAACCGGCGTCAGCGTTGAGCGTTGAACTGTTGTCGTAGCTTACGCTGACTTTGTCGACCGACTTGGATGCCACCACGCCACTCGTCGAACCACCTGCGCCGCCCAGCGCACCCGCAGCAGTATCAGCGGCGTACAGCACCATGTAATGGGCGACAAATAACTCAGCCAGATAGGGGAACATGTCCCCCATAGCAGAACCGTCGATTAGCGTGTCAGCAAGATTGAGACGGAACTGGATTACCGTGTTTGGGTACCTGGTTTCATCACTGAACTTGGGAAAGTCGCGGCGGAAATCACTTACTGTCGGCAGGTTTTTGTTTCTTGCCATTGGTGTCACCCTTCGCTTCCTGTTCCGGTGCCTCGAAGGCGGCCAGTTGCGCGGTCAGGTCGGTAATGGTTTCAGTCTTTTCAGCCAGCAACGCCTGCAACTCACCATTAGCTTTATCCCGCTCTTCCAGTTGCGCGGTCAGGCTGTCGATTTGGGCCTGAAACTCTTTCACGTCAGCGCTGGGTTTTGCTTTGCCAGTCACATCAGAATGGGCAGCGACAAACCAGTGATCCGCGATTTTATCGTCAACGGTATGTTCACCCATCTCAAAGCGCTGACTAGCACCGTCTTCAAAGCTGAATGTGAATGGGGTGTGAACCCGGATAGTTTTCTTTGACATGTTTTACTCCTGAAGGCCCCTTTCGGGGCCGGGTTCGTCAGATGCCGTCAACGTATGCCATAGTTTCCGGGTACGGTGATTCAACAGCGCCCAGCTTGCCATAATAGGTGGTGAGCTGGTAAATGCCGCGATACTGAATAGGCACACTCAGCAATGGCACCATCGGGAAACGCACGTATTTTTTGTCGTTGGTGTAAGCCACCATACGATCGGTACCGCCCACGCCAGCACCTTTCAGCCACTTCACCGCGCGGATATTCAACGGCACGCCATTCTGGTGATAAGCAATGGTGTTTTCACGCAGGTAGCTCAACAGGGACTGGTTACCAGCGGTCGATACGATGATGCTCGAAAGCAGCGCGAACTGCTCAGGAGGCAACAGAAGATCACGCGGCACCAGCGTATAACCCGTTGCAGCCCAGGCATCTGAAAGCACTTTGTTGATGGAGGCGCGGATTTCGTCAGGAGTTGACGTAGCCCAGGTCTTTGCGGCATTGGTCACTGAGGCACCAGCATAGTTTGTCAGGCCTTTAACACCAAGCTGAGTATCGCCACGATAAACCTGCTCATCGGTATCCATGTTCCATTTGAGCTGCATCGCATCGTACTTCTGGGTATCGATCGGGCGACCAACTTTTGCAGCCGCTGCCAGTTCGACAACGGTCCAGCCCAGCTCCATGCCCCACAGGGTCAGCGGGAAGCCGGTTTTAGCGATATCGACGTTCGGGCCAGCGATAGCGGTGGAGTCTTTGCCGATCCAGTTCTTACCGTTCGGGTTCGGTGTGCCTGCTGCAGCAAAGGTGGAGTTGGTGAACGAACTGATGTCATCGGCGATGGAAACGTCTTCGCGCAACTGAATATCGCGCGACCACGTATACCCCACCAGTGGCATATTCAGTTCCTGGTCGAGGCGCTCAAGTTCGCCAACCAGGAAAGCGCCAGTACCGTCAACGGTGGCTTGGTCAAAAGTTAACATATGTAGCGATTCCCTTAGATGTTGTATGCGATTTCAGCGTTGCCGTCGGCATCGCCTGCGCCAGTGAAAGTTGCGTTTGGCAGCACCACGGTTTCGTCAGTGATTGCCGCGCCCAGAATTGCGCCCAGCGGGCTTGTTTCTGTCGGATTGGCATTTCGAACGTAAACCGGCGCACCCTTTTTCAGATTCACAGCGGTGCTACCGATGTTCACGGTCATATAGCCGCGCTTCAGCACATCTCCGGTGAAGTTTTTACCGGTGCCGACCTGGCGAACCATGTCAGGCGTTGAGGTGGTCGGGTAAGGACGCACGTACAGACCGGTAATCACTGTTGCCGCATCTGATGCCGCTAGCGGAATAAATTTGCCGTCGGCACTGTCTTTACCTGCCAGGCCGTAAGCACTGAAAGTGTTGGCTGCATTGAGGATCACCGGCTCGGTGGTCAAATCCTGCGGGCGTGAGATAGCCCCGGCGATGCCTACAGGCATCCGGTAGAGTAATGAAGGCATTGGTTATCCCTTATTTATTCCAGTGGGCGGCGTATGCCTTATTCAGGGCTGCCGGAGAGTTTTTGTTAGAGGCGTCGTAGAAGGTGGAGCGCCCGGTTGAGGCCGGAACGTTATTGCGCGCTTTGGCGATCTCGCTGGCCGACACAAATACCGCGTCGAGTGTGGCCTTAGGCATTTTTGCAAAGTCCGGAGACATGCCCACCAGCGGAGAAAGCAGAGCCTGACCTTCAGGTGTTTTGAATGCTGCGTCCATGGTGGCGCGCTTGAATGCCGCCAGCTTGCCACCTTCAGGCAGTTTCACGCCCGGCAGAATGAGTTCCGCTCGCGCCACAACGCCCTGGTGATAAGCGGCATCGGTGGTAGCGCGGGTTTTCTCTTCCTTCTCGTCAGGATCGTCGCTGTCGGTGGTTGTCGTTGACGCCGGGTTGAGCAATTGCTGAACCAGAATCGCCAGCGCATCGACTTTGGCTTCAAGCTCGCTGGTTGTTTGTGCGCCGCCTTCTCCTTCATCGGTGGTCAGGCCGCCGAGTTCTTTATTCGGTGGCAGTGGCTGCGCCGGATTGATCGTGATATTGAGCGCGCGTGGCAAATCCAGTTCCGGCTCAATCAGTTCTGCGGGGGCGTTTTCCACCAGATCTTCCAGGGTGACGGAGTCCTTGGTTTTAATCGCCCGTTTCAGCTGGGTAAGCCAGCCCTGTTTTGTTTTTGCCATTGTATTGCTATCTCCAATTGAACAGCGAATGCCTGCGCGACCATTGGGGACGCCCGCACAGTGGTTACCGATAATTGAGTGCTGTCGCGCCTGACCCGGCCCCTTTTGCTCGTAGTCGGCGTCGTAGCCCATAGAAATTTGCTCAAGGCCGTCCATTACCTGCTGGATGGCCTCGGCGGTTTTTATGTGAATGTCGCACAGCATCAGATCGGACTGGTCGCCGGTGCCACGGCGGACGTTCTGAATATGCCCGTGGGCGTGCTCTTTCCAGTTGCCCGGATTGACCATGTCTTTCGGGTGGCCCAGCGTGAAGGCCATACCTTCGAATGAAGCAAGCGTTTCGGGGCGGAACACCTCGTCAGCGTCTCGGGTGACGACAATCTCGCCATCTTCGTCGCCGATTAGCCCTTCCAGTTCGCTTTCGTCGTAGACCTGCGCGCCGGTGCGTGCGATCGGCACGTCTTTGCACAGCAGCGAGCCATCGGCCATCTCAAAGCGAGTGTTGCCGAGGCGCGTAGTGAAGAAATATTGCATCGTTAAGCCTTATATTTGACCCTCACAGATTTACCTTTAACAGATGCAATATTGAATCCATCAAGAGTCTGCCGAGAGTTAGACGCAAATACATTCGAGTGAGGGAATACAACTTCAGGGTAACAGCGGCAGTTCGGGAACTGCCCGGCATGACCGGTCATACCGTCGAGTGTTGGTGGCGAATCCCAGCGAACATATTTCCCATTCATTCTTTCGTGCGAATCACGAACATCACCATCTTCAGCAGTTCGCCATATATAACCTTCCGAACCTATCGCAACCGAGCGCGCCTGGGTGATCGCGGTAGATGCTCGTCCAACTTCAGTCCGGGCAATAGTGCGCGCCCGAGCTTCAGTAACTTCACCAGTACGCATGATTTCGTCAGTCAGCGTGCTGGAGCGCCTGCCGGAGACCACAGCTTCAATTGCCTGGTTGTGAATGTCGTAAACGCGACCGGCGGCCTGCAAAGGCAGAGACTTGAACAGCTTCACCTGCTCATTGATGATGCTTCGGGTAACCTGCCCCTGACTGCCAGCCATCAGATCACGCAGGCCGGAAGATATTTGAAAGGAGCGCTCGCGCCACATCGCATCGTCGGCAATCTCCAGCGTGCTGATGAGTCGCTTCGATACTGCTTCAGACCATGGTTCTATAAGGTCGGCGTAGCGTTCCAGCCGGTCCATGATGTCGGTAACGCTATCGTTTGAACCATCGTACGAACCCTCGACTATTGCCCCCACCGTACGCGCTATCTGTCGTAGCTGTGTTCCCAGTTGCCTCTCGGCGCGCCTCAGATTCGGTGGTTTCGACGTTATCGATGTCGGCTTCCGTCGGCGCCGGGATGTCACTGGCATTATCAATGTCCTCGTCGCTGATAGTTCCGCCCAGGCCTGTTACGCGGGCCGTCTCCTGAAGATGCTGCGCACCGGCTTTCTCGGTCATCAGTCCTGCATCTACTGCTTTAACCGTCGCATCAACAACCTTATTGGCCGTTTCCGCGCGTTCACTATCTGGTGTCTGCCACAGTTCGTTAAATTCGAAGGTGAAGTCATCCGGTAACGGCTGAGCAAACAGGCTCATGTGCAGCACCTCGAACAACTTGCGGATCGGACGGCGTAGTTTTCGCTCCTGCTGGGTCGACACGTTGTCGTAGTAGTTAGCCAGGTCAGTGTCACCGGTTGAGAACCCGGCAGGAGACTGACCAAACAGGCGAACCAGAGGGATACCGAATGCGCCAGAAACCTGCTGGCCGAACTGCGCGAGCACGTCGCTAAGACCCGCATACGAATAGGTGTGCGCCTCAAACTTATCTTTGGCGTCCATGATCGTCATGCCTTCGTTGCTCTGGTACTGGCGGATCATATCCATGTGGGACATCAGTGCCTTGAACGCCGGGTTATCCTTTCCCATCGCCAGAAGCTGTCGAAGCCCTTCGATGCTGTAGGTACGCAAGTGCGCTTTGTAAATAAGCTGGGCCACGCCCTGCGTTGTGCTGTCGAATGCCAGCAGGCGATCGAAACAGCGCTCAATAACCGACATGCCCCAGTCGTTTTCCGTCAGGCGCTGCTGATAAGGCAGAGGGATACCGTCGAAGCGGACCAGCCTGGAGTGATGAATACGCCACGGCGGGATGCCGGTAGCTGAAGTCACAACGCGGTAAAACTCTGGCATGCCAAAATCTGGCCCTAGCTCGGTCACGCGCCGTTCCGTGGTTGCATTCAGCATCCAGCGATCCATCACCATGACACCTTTGAAAGCGCCTGGTGCGATGGTGTCGATGCGCAATGGCGTTGAGTAGTTCTGGCCCTCAATGAGGATGACGCCCACAGCGCCACCATAAAGCCGCGCCCACTTCAGCGTATCGTTGATCGCTTCCCATAACGCCATCTCATCCCATGCGTTATCGAGCTGCTTCTTGCGCCCATCTTCCAGTTTGGAAGTGATGGTTACGCCCTTGCGGGTCATATCATCGGGGATCGCATCAACACCTGCGCCCACCAGCCAGGAAGACCGGTAGGCCTGTTCAATCAGCAGGCGGTTGCGCGATGTCCAGTTGTTGCGGTAAGTGCCCGCGCCCGACTGGTTCGACTCGTTAAGCCCTAAACGGGCAATGAAGTTTTCATAGCTGTCACGCGTCGGTACAGGCTGCGACACGTTTTGTGTTTCGGACATGTTCAGCCTCTGCCAAGTTGCGCCCATGTGCCAAGGCTGTCCGAGCTGGTTATGTAACCATCCAGACCGTAGCGTATGGCGTCTATACAGTGGTTATGTGCATCCACAATGACCGGGAGGATTTCATTGGTCTTTTTGTCGACTTTGTAGGAGTAGAGCCGGAATTCATCGGCGGTGTGCTTGCAGCGCTCGTGGATGACGATCTCTTCAAACCCTTTCAGGTATGTGATCCCGTCCTCCACGCTGCCTTTCCACTTTGCGGCCGCTTCTATATTGAACCCTTGCCGACCAATGTGGCTGATTGTCTCAGGGCGGGCGTTATCGGCTTTGATAGGCCAGCGCCGTGATTCCGGTACTGAGTCGTAAAACTGAGCCATTTCGTCCAGTTCCACGCCGACACCGTATGCCTCATAATCGATATAAAGCCGGGTGCCCAGCATGAACATGCGGATTAGTGTGCTCGGGTCATTGGCGAAACCGAAGTCAGCACCAAAGAACAGACGATCGGCCTGTTGCCAGAGGTCATCAGGAAACGCTTCAACCTTATAGCGCCGCTTGAATATGACCGCTTCGGAAATGGATTTAGGCTTGCCAAGCCAGATATGCTCGTACGCCTCGTAATCAACCCGTTTGCAGTACTCCATTTCTTTGCGGAGCGTTTCCGGCAAATATGGGTTGTCGTAGTAGTTCACTTCAACCGTGATGCAGTCATCAGGCGGGTTAACCACGAAGCGCTGATAGGTCGGGTCTTTCTCTTCGCCGGGGTTGAATGAAACCCATATCTCCGAGCCTTCTTTACGGATGGTGGGGATCAGTATGTCCCACGAATCAGTAGACACAGACTGTGCCTCTTCCACCCAGCAAATATCCACGCCCTCGGTCGACTTGATTCCCAGCGGATCGAAACGCAGCCCCTTAAAAAGAAACTCACTGCCAGAAGCACTGGTAATCGTCTCGTTAGTGATGCGGAACCACGGGTTAAGACCGAGCATTTCAATCTGGTCTTTCAGTAGCTTATGCACTGAATCCTTAATCGAATTTTGCACCTCACGGGTACAGAGAACGCGGAGCTTTTTGGATGCGGCCATGATGACCAGCGCGCGGGCGATGCCCCATGACTTAGCGCCGCCACGACCGCCGTGAAATACCTTGTAGCGAATAGCTTTGAATAGCGGCTTGAATTTTGGGGCGAAGTTAAGTTTCTTCTCCGCTGTCTTCATCATCCGCTCCGAAGCTAACAACGAACGTAGGCGCTGCCAGCGGCAATCCGTTAGGGCCTGTGAGCTCGTTTTTAACATTGTCTTTGAATGCCTGGACAGTTACATGCTTACCAAGCAGTTCGAGATTCTTGACCTTGTCCGGCCACTTTATCTTTTTCAGGATTCCGACCATTTCACGGTCTTCGCCGCGACCTTCGAACATATCAGCCAGGTCGAATCCGCTCAGATATCGACGCCATGAGGCAGGCCATTCAGAAACCGGCTTTATGCTCATGTCATCGGTCATGATGTCGAGCACATCCATCTGGTCAATCTCAACCAAGCGCCGGAGCACATAATCAGCATCAATACCCACATCCTCGTTGCGCTTACTTTTGAGTTCGGCGATCCTGTTTTGGATGTCAGGTTTCGTTAGGTTCTCACAACCTGATGCGCGGGCGGTCTTTTCGCTATACCCCGCCCGAATGGCCGCTTGCGTGGCGTTCAAATCGATGAGGTACTCGCGACAGAACATTTCTTGTTTGTCGGTGAGTGCCATTTCTTATCCAATTATTAAGGTGATATATGAATGAGCTTAAGGTCGGTGATGTAATTTCAGGGCTTAATAATTACTGTGAATATCTTGAAAAAAAGGCAAAGGACTTTAAACAGGAGATTCAGGAGCACTGGGATGAGAGTCGATATTTGCAAAGTCAATTTCTGATTGAAACTGTGGAAAACTCAGAACTCAAATTTAGCATTCCTGCATTGCGTTTTGGATGCATGTCTACAAGCCGAATTGTCTTCCTGGAGAATCTACCTGTAGCAGAAGTCCGTTTCTCAAGTGAAGTTGAGGAAAAGATATTAACTATCGAAACATACTTCTTTGATATTCAAGGTCGAATGCATGTAGGTTTACCAGTTACAGATAACCCCATAGATTTTGAGTTTGAAAGGATCGGGCCGATATTTTTTGACTCAATCATTAAATCAGCTTCAGCGAAAAAATTGATTTCTTTGTAATATAAGTCTCGTGGGGTGTGGGTTTTTCACACCCCTCATTCTTTGCATTTATCATTCACTATCTAACTCTATAATCAGAGTAAAAAACGAACGTTCTGCATTTAGGCTGCGGTCCAACCGTTTTATTTCACATAGTTATCCCCTCATAAATTCGCCTGTTAACTCAATGGACAGGCTCCAGCCATTTAAACAAGAATTATCGAAGCCCGACGTTAACGGGCCTCTGTAATTCCCGCTTTACTTCAGGCACTGTGTGTTGATGTAGTCCTGCAAATACCTCAGGGCTTTCTGGTCGCGGATGATTCCGGATCGGATACTGAGAACGTTTCGTCCAGCAACGTCAGAGAGTTCGACGGTTCCTGCATCGCCCACGCTGCCGGTGGAGGTGGTGTAGTCCTGGGCGGGACACTTTCCCTGGACGTGCACCCGACCACCACTATCGAGACGCTTACGCAGAGCATCATTTTCAGCATTCGCATCAGCCAGCTCCTTCGTGTATTTAGCGTCGAGTGCCGCGTTGTCACGCTGGCGCACCGTCATGTCGGCTATGGTGGCGTTAGCAAGTTTCAAATCACTTTTTGCTTTATCGCGCTGCTCTTTGTAGGTGACGGCATTATTGCGATAGTGATTAACCGCCCAGACCAGAGCACCAAGAACAGCTGTGAGCAAAAGCGGAAGCCAAAGCTTTTTCAGCACCGTAGTGACTTCAGCAAGTGAAATCATGATTTCGCTTCCACAACGAAACCACCTGCCTCCCGGAATTTCTTCAGGAGATCTTCGATTTTGTGTTCATACTGACCGTAGCCGGCTCCGGGTAGCGATGCCCAGATGTTGCTACAGCGATCGATGGCCTGACGGATATTACCGCTGTCGATTAGTTCAAGTGCGCGGCGCTCTTTAATCTGCTGGAGTGCCACGGCGTCCTGGCTGGCTGGTGAGAAGTCTTTCAGATCAAGTTGTTTGCGGTATGCATCCCAGTATCGCGCCAGTAGTTGATAGCGACCGGCTGCCGTGGACTTAATCTTCAGGCGTGGGAGGTCGATTAATTGGCGCGGGTGATCGGCGTAACTGGTAAATAGTGAGCCACCCACGATCACATCATAGCCGCGGTTCTTCGTTGGCTGCCCGGACTTATCCGTCCCTTCAGACCAGGCCAGCATGTCCAGAAAGGCTGTGCGTTGCTTATTGATTGCCTGCATTGGCATCCCCCGCTTTACTCAGGAACCGGGCTTCCAGCGCCTTAATCAACGCCGGGCCAGACCACCCGGCCAGCCCGCAAATGCCGCCGGTGACTTCCAGCGGCCACATGTAATGGATGCCCGCGAGAATCATCAGAGAGCCAGCGAATATCGAAACGATGACCTGCAACAGCAATACCAGCCAGCTGAATCGCTCGCCTTTGATTACACGGTTGGCGTAGCTTGCAATCGCCCCGAGCGTCGTCATCAGGAGAGCGACGAGCATCGATAGCAGGTCGGGTTGGTTTTTCCATGGCATAGGCATATCTCTCACCTCCGGACGAATGGTCGGGGTGCTGGGTGTAGGAGGTTTAGGCCACGGACACGATGTGACAGCTCGATGAGGGTATGATTGTCCGGGCCTGAAAATAAAAACCCCGGCATTAGCCAGGGTAAGAGATGTTCTGTTTCGATTTGCTTTGATGAGCCGATTAGCTCGGTGATTCGGCGCAGGGAATGAGCCAAATAAAAAGCCCAAGGCGTTAACCTCGGGCTTCAATGGTCACTTTCGCAACCTGTACTACCTAGACTCTTGCAGACCTCTCAGCCTGCGATGGTTGGAGTCGTCACGCACTCACGTGGCTAGGCCAACTAGGCGGAATCGGTGGTGAGAGCCGCCTCTGTTATCTCACCACCCCGCTCTTCGCTTTACGCTCCCGAGCATATCAATAAATATACAGTTACATTTCGCGAAAGCAATAGATTTAGAAAATATTTCTTCGTTACGCAGCAATTAGAGAATTATCATTCTCTATCTCACGCTTTAACGCATAAAACATTTCCGCATCCAGTACTTTTTCGCACCACACAACACGCCGTCGACATTGCTGAATGTCCATGCCAGTGACTGAGCTAATCAGTCTGGCAATGTCTTGCGTGCACTTGCGCTCGCAATATTGCTTAATAGCTACATCGCGAACGGGGCTTTCCCTGTGAAACGTTTTGACCATTACACGCTCAACAAAAACGGCATCATCTGATTCTTTGGCGAGAGCGATGATGTTGCTTACTGAGGACTGAGGTATGATTATTTCACGGGCTTTTCGGTAAAGGTTATCGCCGCGAAGCCCATCTTCCTCATAAAGCCGCATGACAACGTCCTCAATTTGCTTTGCCTTGTCATCACTCCACTGGCTACGAATCATCAGCCTGCCGATTACGTTAACCGCCCCACCCGGTGAATCATCCCCGGCGTTAACCTTTCCCCACACCTGAAGCATATAGTGGACCCATGCTTTCTGTCGTGAGTTGATGGTTTTCTTTGGGTGCTTCCATACGCGCCGGAAATGGGCGTCTTCTGCAAAATTAACCATGTTGAAAACTGGTGATAGCCTTCTCACGCTGCATCCTCCGGGCCGTTCGTTTTGTTAATCCCCAGCCTGTTGATTAGTTCCCGTCTCGCCTCTTCCAGTCTCAGTCTTGCGTCCTCGTTAAACTGCAAAGCTGCTTCGATGGTCTTCAACATCTCCCGGTCTTTGTGGCGCTGCTGTGCTGAGTTGATGTCTGTTACGCTCATGCGGCCTCCAGTAGCTCTGTAATCATTGGCAATCCCCCGTGCATCTCAGTAACTACCAGTACAAGCATTCCGCCTTTAATCGCCTGACAGCGCTTGATGCGCATATCGTCTATCTGACCGTCATCCAGCCAGAAGCCCGCACTGGTGAGTGCGTCAAAAACGGCTTTGGGCAGGTTATCCAAATCACGTTTGCGGTTATCAGGGGGTGCTGCGTGGATGGTGATTCTGATGCGTGGGGTTATTTTGATGTCTAGCTGATGCTGTTGGATTATCTGAATTACTTCTTGTCGGTATCGTTTTCCCCAGTCGCTGATGTAGTGAATGCCTCTTGAGTGTCGCCAGTACCGGTTATTGCTTGGCGGCCATGGCAACTTTATCCGGTATTCGTTCATGTGCGTATAAGCCCCTCCTTGAGCCAGATAACCTGAGTCCTAGCCATCCCCTCAAGGGCGCACTCTTTGGCGTACTCAGCATCAACTACGCGTGTTCTGCGGTCGATTTCGTCATGACAAGCCGAACATGCAATGGTTGCTATCAGGTCTGGCGGCTTAATGCCCACACCACATATTCCTGCAAGCCTGATGTGTGCCAGCACAGAGGTTTCAGCGTTGTGATTGCAGATACCAGGAATTCGTACCTGGCATTCCCGGCCTCGCGCCGCTTTTTTCAGGTCACTCATCTTCCTCATCTCCTGCTAAATATCCGTTGGGGTCGCGATATACCACGCTCTCCAGAGCACAGGATTCGCAACAGTAGGTTTCGTCTTCAGCTAATGGATTAGTGCAGCTACAGCAGTAACCAGCGCGGGTAATGGATTGCTGTTCGTAATGGTGGGAGGATTCAGGAGTTAGCATGGGTAGCGTCCTGCATCATCAAGAAGACGATCATCGCGGCGCGGAGTGGGTTTTTATCTTTTGTTGTCCCTTCAATCAGTCCTCTGCTGACATTCCATGCCTCACACAGACCTTTTTTGTAAGGGATGATGCCGATGCCGGAATCGACAATAATCGGCCATGCATCGGCGGGGTTGTTGCATGGATTAAATGTCCCCCTCTCAGCCTCAATCTCGATAACCTCTCCGCCAATAACATCGGCCTCGAATGAAATGATGGTCATGGCGCCGTTATCTCCTTCTTTACAGTCTGGGGAGCCGTTATGAAGCGCTTCAAATACTGCGACGTTAATTTCGAAATCACTTAGCTTGCTGTAGTCAGTCATGTCTTTTCCTCGAACGCATACGATCCCATTTCACCTGGGTGAGATGAGCGGTATACGGGAATGATTTAATGTCGGATGGGTTTGGTTCTGGCTTGCGTTTAGTGCGGGTTGTAACGCGGAAAATCATATTGTCTATCGCGATTTGGGTAACGCTTCGTCGTCGTGTCATGCTGCCGCCTTTTCATTTGCGAAACGCCAATATCGTCCCTTGTGGTAAGCGGTCTCACCGTGGCAGCACCTGCTAATAGAAGAGCTGTCGAACCCCTCCCTTACCGCATCCATTGCTGCTTCATAAAATTTTTCCTCTCCAGTTTTCATATCTACTGAAATAACTGCCTTACTGGTAGGGTGTTGCCCGCTGAATTTCCCAAGCGATGTGGGAACTCGCCCATTAACTCTAAATGCATGAAGGTTATTTTCTGACTGAGTAACCCATTCCAGATTTTCAGCCCTATTATCGCTTCTAATTCCATTTTTATGATTAACAACGAGGCCATCTGAATAACCTTTGCAATGCGCAAATGCTACAAGCCGATGGACATTGCATTTCCTTTTCTTAACTCTTATCTGAAAATATCCAGTAGATTTGCAAATGAATGGATTTATTTTTCTACCTTTAAAGAATCTTTTGTATTCTTTAGCTCTGTTACTTGAATTACAAATAACAGTCCTATCTACAGACCTAACATTTCCCATGTTGCTTACTTCATAGTCCGGGCAGATTGATACAGGAATCCATATTTCATCCATAATCACCTCAAAAGAAACTGTAAAGCTGGTTGAGAATGTTTGGATCAGTTGTGCGTCCAAACACGTGTTTTATGGCCGCGTTTATCAATGCGTTGTATAGCTCCTCGAACTCATCCTGCTGCATGTTGGCGTAAGCGATGCTCTTCGCCTCAGCCCTCACTTCTCCGCGAATATTCACAACCGTGTCGTAGAAGCCAGCCAGTATCGTCAGGTCTTTCCGGAATCGGTTGAACTGAGTTCTTTCATCGGCATTGCTAAGCCCTGCTTTGTCTGCGTTCCAGTGCTGAAAACAGAATCCAAAGAAGGCCAATACCTTGCGGTGAAATTGAGGATTGCGGGTTAACTTTATTTCGGCAGTGTACATCTCGCCGTTTTTGAATCGCTGGAGTCGTTCGAGGTCAATATCGTGTGCTGGAGAAAAAACGCCGCCCGGATGTTTCACCAGTTCAAATTGCAATTAAACCTCCTGCGTTATTTCTGATTGCTTCGTTTCGAAGCAGGTATGTTTGCTTCATCGACCCTCCAGGCTACTGTGGAGTGATAGATAGTCTTCCCACACTTGCTACATACAAAATGAGTTCCGTTGTTGATGGTGTTTTGGTACTGCCTGAAATCGTGCCCGTAAATCAGGCAACGCAATGTCATCACCTGTCACCTCTTACTGTAATACCAGCGGCGCGGATGGCTAGGTTGCATTTGTTGCGCATGTCGTCAGCGCCTGATGCATACCCTTGATACCACTCAGTATTTGCACCAAGAACAGGAAGCGGAGGCAGTGCCACGGTTGGTGTTTTGGAAATGGCATCAATGATGGCTTGCGGACTTTCAGTAACTTCGATGCGTTCGCCGCTAATCATTTTCAGAATGGTGTTGCCCGCATGAATCATGGATTCGATTTGTTCCGCGTTGACGTATACAGGCTCGCTTACAAACCTTGTTTGTCCGCCAGTAATGCTACTATCAGCAGACCAAACACTGCACTTCTGCGTTAGCGTTAGAATTTTCATCTCGTTGCCTCCATCAGCTCATCGGGAATGTCTACCTCATCGCCAAGCTTTGCAGCTACTACAGCGCGGCAGATGGCGATTTGTGGCGTTTCTCCTTCGGCACGATAAGGGCCACCAGGAAAATACCAGCCTTCGAATGCTTCACGTGGTGGCCTTTCCGCAACGCGTGTGCTCACTGATGCATGCCATGATTCGTATGTCTCCCAGCAACCTTTAGGATTTCCTTTCTCGTCAAGCATGGACTTATGCACATCATGCGGTGGCTCAATGAAAATTTGGTATGTGGTCATTAGTGGCCCGCACTGGCTCCAGTCGGTAGATGGACTAAATGTCTTCAGTCCTGATCCGTTGTAGTAACTACACCCGTTTCCACCTCGAACGCGTAAATCTCCGCCTGTCATTTCAAGAGCTAATGCCACTGCAACGTCAAGTTGCACACCGCTAAGCTCTGATGTTTTTACTTTCACGATTTATCCCCTCCGCTTAGCATTGCGACGTTTTTTAGCTTCGCGCCGCTCCTTGGCCTTTCCGGTGACTCTTCCGCCAACTGGAAAGCCAGTTGTCATCAGGAATTCAGGCCTGATGTTCCATGCGTTGTTACTGGCTAAGGCTGATAGAATCGCATAGCCCATAAGTCCTACTCTCATATCTCTATCCTCAAATAAAAAGGCCACTGTGTAAGTGGCCCTGTTAATCTTCTTCGCCTGTGAAGACCGTCCATTTTCCGACGCCTTCCCATCGACCGTATCTACAACTCCGCGCATCGAAATCCCTGCCGAACAACTCGTAATTGAACGCAAAAACATGCAACCACGAACGTAGAGGCTTAAATTCAGGATGTCTGCGGTTTATCGCCCTGTACCAGCGCGTCATGCTCCACGCTTCGACAGCAGGCCAGATGAACCAGACCCATGCTATGAACAGGATGAATATCGCCAGAAGCGCATTAAGAGCGATGCCGGAAGCCATCAGGTAAGTGCTCATACGTCAGCCCCTTTCGCGTAACGCTTGCCGGAAGACTTCGGTGCGTTTGCTGATATGCATACCGCCCTGGCCTCGTCCTGATCGCATCCTATAAAGTGACCGTTAACGAATCGCTGATAGACCGTACCCAGCGAGCCAAATCGGTTTTTGGTCACGATGATTTCAGCAAAAGGCGCTGCCGGACTGTTCTCGTCGTACACAGCCTCGCGGTAGAGCATGATGATTGAATCGGCGTCCTGTTCGATGCTGCCGGAGTCGCGCAAATCTGCGTTTGTGGGGCGCTTGTTGGGGCGTTTCTCAACATCGCGGGATAGCTGACTGAGCGAGATAACCGGCGTCTTCAGGTCCTTCGCCATCGCCTTCAGGCTTCCGGAAATATGCGCGATAGCCAGGTCGTTACGGTCTGCCTTTGGCTTCTCAATCAGGCCCAGATAGTCAACCATGATGAGCGAAAGGTGTTGGTGCTCCTGCCTGTGCCGTTCTGCCACTGCGCGAATCTCTTCTACGGTGAGCTTTGAGGCATCGACCAGCCACACATCCAGCTCTGCAAGGTGGCAAATTCCGTTTGATACCCGCGCCCAGCCTTCGTCGTCCATTCGCGCCGGGTTGCGCAAAACGTTAACCGAAAGATTTCCGGCCCCCGCAATGCTTCGCTCTGCGATCTGGAGTTTGCTCATCTCCATGCTGAAAATCAGCACACCGCGCTTTGTGTCTGTGCCGGGTAATTTCCGGTTAGCCACCCCTTCGGCAATCTTCAGTGCCAGCTCCGTCTTACCCATACCGGGCCGCGCCGCGATAATCACCAGGTCTTCGGCGTTCATTCCGCCTGTAATGGCGTCCAGTTCGTCGATACCGGTCTTCATCGTGTCCGACTCTTCACCGTTGCGTAAGCGCTTCTCCAGCGTTTCGGCGTAATCGTCCAGCACATCACCAAGACGTACAGGTTGCACCTGTTGCTTTGGCTTCCTGATGGCTCCCAGACGCTTTACCAGCTCGTCCATTGCCTGTGTCGAGGCGTCCAGCGTTCCGTTACTTATTGGCCCGCGCATTTCATCCATCAGTTGCACAACCAGCCGTCGCTGATAGGCATCCGTCACCATTCCGGCGTAGCCTTTCAGGTTTGCTGCGCTGGGGCATGATTTGGCAGTTTCCATGATGTCAGCAAAATTCCCTTCCCCGCACTCCTCGGCAACCATCAGGCCGTCAATCAGGTTACGCACGGATGCGTGTTTCTGGATGACTCTGTAGGCTGTCTGGTAAACAGGAATGGAGAATGCTTCTGCCGGTAGCGTCGCAAGCACTTCACTGGCTGTTGGAGTAAGGCCGCCAATCAGCAGGCCGCCGATAACGCTGGCTTCGATATCCTGTCTCATTGCATCCCCTTGTCAGCGAATTTAGCTTCACGAACACCCAGCAGTGTTTTATCGCGTAGCAGGTAATCGATATCCGCCGCCCAGCCCGTATCGTTCTGTCCGAAATAAAACGGCTTAGCCTGCGCAACAAACGCTTTCACGTATGCTCGCCAGCCTTCGACGTTGGGTGTCTTGAGTTGCGGGATTAGTTTCTTCAGTCGGCGCTTACGGGTGTCGTTCAGTGCTACAGCGTGAGGGAGTAGCTCGCCAACTTCCTCGTTGTACGCCTGAAGGAATGCCTGGTAGTCAGTGCGATCTGCTTTTCGTTTTTCAGGTTTAGAAACCTGCGCCACTTCCCCCTCCGGGGGTAAGGGGGTATTTGTCTTTATTGTCTTTTGTATATTGTCTTTTGTGTTTGACTGATTCGGTAAAGAGGATTTTACCGAATCGGTGAAGGTTAGTTTTACCGATTCGGTAAATGTTTTACCGATTCCGTTAAACTTAGTTTTCCATTCAGAGATGTTTTTATTCATCCCCACTTGTCTGCCAGCTTGCGTAAGCACCCCCATCCTGATCAGTTCGTTTTTGGCAGTCGAGCATTTAGTCGGTGCCATCCCGGTAAGCTCTGCAAACTGCTCATTGCCTATCCAGTCCATCTTTTTGTTGAAGCCGTATGTTTTGCGCCAGACGGCCATAACGATCAGGAGTTGGTGCTGAGTAAGCCCGGAAAGCATCACAGCCTCAAGCAATGTATTTGCAGTCCGCGTATAGCCCTCTTCGAGTTCTGCCACGCGTGACTCCACAACCTCCAGATGAGGTTTAATCGGTGTTACTGTTGCCAGATTACTCATGACCTTTACCTCTGAATAATTGCTTCACCCTTTCCCACTCAGCCCGGAATCGACCAGGCTGCTTGAAACCGGACAGGTAGCGATCACGAATAATGTTTTTGTGTAATTTGTCCTGGTCAGGACTGAGTGGCTTTGTCATGCGTCCTCCCACCCCGAGCTTTTCAGCCACTCGCGGTATTCAGTGAGAATTTTTGATGCGCCTTCAGGTAGCGGGAGAGCAATATCAAAATCAGCGATGATCTGGATAAACTCACGCGCTTTTGCGGCGTTAAATTGCGGTAGCGCTGCGCTACGGGTGAGTTTCCTCTTACCCGCTGCCTTTGCCTTGCTCATCTGCTCGACGGCTACAGAGGAAGCCTGAGGGCCATGCTCGCGTGATAATGCGACAGCGGTAGTCGCCGCCACTTCACCGGAACGAACCATGTCGATCAGCTCATCACCACACGCCAGTAACTGGAGGTGGTGATCAACATCAGCCACTGACCGTTTAACCTTCTTGGCAATCTCTGCCGGCTCCCACCCCTGATTAATCAGGCGCTGGTATGCGGCGGCTCGTTCCAGTGGCGTCAGAGGTTTGCCCTGTGAACTCGTAACCATGAAGGCAATGCGATCGGCGTCGGTACCGATAAAATCCTTGCACTCAAGGCGGGGGATTTCGGTACCGGATTGCTGAGCGGCCAGCGCACCGTAATAGCGGTGGTGACCGTCGATTATCTTCACGCCCTTCTCCGTGACCTGAACGGCCAGCGGAGGGACATACTCACCGGCGATAAACGCATCGCGGAACTCTTCAACGTGCACCTGGTCGATTTCGCGAACGTTGAAACCGGGCTCGACGTAGATTTCTGCCAGCGGTACCAGGAACGTTTTCTTAACCGTTGTCTCGGTACCGTTTTTATCTTTGGACTTGTAAAGCTGGGATAGAGAACTCATAATTACTCCTGTAGAAATACACATATGTGTTGGCGTAACACAGTGTGATCAGGCCTCAATCGTTACCGCGATTGGGGCTTTTTCTTTTGTCAGGATTGATGCAACCTGACGGGCAAGATGTGCCATTTCGTCATCGACAACACCCCACTCCAGAACGGCGAGAAGCATCGAGAATTTCGGTATCCAGTCCCGTTTCCACCGGCTAATCTGCGCTTTATCCACACCTACAGCTGCGGCTGTTTTCTCAGTGCCGAGTAATGCGATTTTGTTGAGTAATGCGCTCTCAATGCGGAGCGCCTCATTGCGTTTGTTTGCGTGTCCGTCCATTTAATATTTCCTTCAGTTAGTTAAATAAGTTTTTGTTGTGTTTAACGTGCACCATTGACAGTCATCCTTGACCACGCCGGGCACCCGACCGTATACCGGGCCGTTCGGTGAAAATTAATGAATCAGGCCGCTTTTGTAGGCGGCGGGAATAGCGAGGGAAGGTCTGGCCGAACTTGGTGAGCCTTAACCTTTCCTCCTGTTGCATTCACTAGCGACGCAACGTTTTGAGGAGCCACCTTTGCTTTGCCATGCAGCCACTTTTGGACGGCTGCTTGACTTACGCCGCACGCTTTAGCTAGTTCCTTTTGCGTGCCGACAATAGCGATGGCGGTTTTAATTACTGGGTTCATGAAACCACCTCCGTTGTACTTACAACCACAATATAAAACTATGGTTGTTATTTTGCAAACACTTTGGTTGTTTGACCCTGCAAAACCTTGGTTGTATTTTCGCGGAATGAAAATGACACTTGCAGAACGCTTAAAACTCGCCATGCGCGAAGCTGGATTAACTCAGGCGGCCCTTGCGGAAAGGGTTGGTGTTAGTCAGGCGGCGATACAAAAACTGACATCTGGTAGCGCAAAAAGCTCTACCAAGCTTGTTGATATTGCCAAAAGCCTGTCAGTCAGACCTGAATGGTTATCTAATGAGGTTGGACCAATGAAAGGTGATGGTGTTAGCCATCATCCTGATTCGTCAATACCTCCATCAGCTGAGTGGAGAAATGTAGATCCATGGGACAGTGCCACCCCTCTCAAAGACGATGAGGTAGAGGTTCCCTTTCTCAAAGATATTGAATTTGCATGCGGCGACGGCAGTTTTACGGACGAGGACTACAACGGATTTATGCTTCGCTTTTCAAAATCCACTTTACGCAGAAAGGGAATTAACACTAACGGTGATGGCGTGTTGTGTTTCCCTGCTCATGGCAACAGCATGGAGCCTGTTATACCTGAAGGCACAACTGTAGCGGTCAATTGCAATGATAAAAAAATCGTAGACGGGAAGCTTTACGCCATTAACCAGGACGGATGGAAGCGGCTTAAGCTGCTATATCGCACCGGACCTGACAAGCTTACCATTCGAAGCTACAACAGCGCAGAGTGGCCCGATGAAGAAGCTGATCTAAACTCTGTCGAAATCATAGGCCGCGTCTTCTGGTCATCAACTCTCTGGTAACAACCATTTGGCCCCGAAAGGGGCTTTTTTATCCCTTCATAAAACTATTTTCCTTTATAAAACAACCATAAAACAACTATCCTGAAAATATTTACAACCACAGTTGTTGACATTATTACAACCATAGTTTTAAATGAACCCATGTCGAACGGCGCGACAATAAACCATGCGTCGGGAGCGCGGCGGGTTCAGGACGAACGGCAATGCTGCTCACAAGCGAATTCATTTCAATGTCTTCAGTATGAGGTCATCGAAATGAATAAGCTTTACAAAGATTACATGTATTTAGAAGCGAAAAAGTTACTTTCTTACTGTCCGAAATCTGGCGTATTCAGATGGCTTAACGATGGAAAAATAGTTAAGGCAGGAGATGTTGCTGGCGGACTTGATTCTGACGGGTATTTAATAATTAACGTCCGAGGGGTCCCGATGAAATCTCACAGGCTTGCCTGGTTTTTCATTCATGGGAAGGTTCCAAGAGACACTATCGATCATATTAACAGGATAAGAACTGATAATCGCATCGTAAACCTCCGCGAGGCTTCTCGGTTACAGCAAATGAACAACATTGGAATGCTTGACCGGAATAAATCTGGATTCGTTGGGGTTTTCTGGTCAAAAAGACAGAAGAAGTGGCAGGCTCAAATAACCATCAATAAGCAACGTTATCATGTAGGACTTTTCAATGACCCTCTTGAGGCATCAATTAAAAGAGAGGAAATGAGAAACAGGTTACTTATTGAATTAAATATTTTCTCCTGCCAGAAGTAGCGATGTACAGCGCGGGATATCGTAAATCAAATAACGTTACAGCGAGGTAAGGGAATGACCCAATATGCAATTTTCGAGCTATCCATGCCTAACCGTGGCTCATGGAATGGCGGCTGGTCTGGCGCTATGGATAAGTATGTGAAGCACAGACAGCTTCCTGCGAAGGGCAATCCAAACGTGAAAGACGGCGCTAACCACTATTTCAACTTTGGTGATGGCTGGGGTGCGAATGTCAGCGTCCGGATTGTCGAGGGAGTGAAAGCCAAGAATCAGGCTATCAAAGGCAGCAAGGGATTTTGCGGTTACGAATGGATGATAGACAGCATCCTGAAGCACGGAAAGATTATCGCCGAATAAGCACCTATAGCTGATTTACGAGTCAGCTATGTGAGCAATATCGCTCGTAACCGAATGAGGACGAAGCTCGTTCTGGTTAATGGAGAAATCACCCCTTGATGTTTATTTGCCCGGCTTAATGTCGGGCATTTTTTTAGCTGCATCTGAGTAATGGTTAATCAGCCATTAGCCACATGCAAACAAACAACCAAAGGAACCTACCCCATGATGCACTTACAGCTCGCGGGTAGCGGCGTCATGTCCGCTTATTACCCGCCTGAATCTGAATTACACCGCAAAGTTCGCCAGCTTATCCGCGCCGCAATGCTGCGGCTGAAGGACACATTATCTCAGCCCGGAGTGCCTGCCCATGACCATTTTACCCGTTAACGGAACCGTACTGGTTCAGCAAGGTAATCGTGATTTTAACAAGCTCTACGAAGCGTCATTCCCCGACACACAGGAAGGCCTGAAGTCTGCATATTCGTGGGCATGGGAAATAGCGATGGGCTGGCACGATATTCAGAACGACGACTGGAATAAAACCCATGCTGCATGACTTTAACGATGAAGAATTTATTGCGCTTATTTCTCCCGAAATTGAGGAAGAAGTTGAGCAGCAAATCAATCTGGCAGCGGAACGAAATAACCCGCCGATCACATGGGCAGAGTTTGCAGGAGACTTCACATGAATCTCGAATTATTAGACGCGCCATTTCCATCGGAAGACATTGAATGGCGCATTCAGCAAGCCGGGAAAAGCGGTGAAAAAGTGTGGGCCAAAGTTCTTGCCTATGTCACCAACCGGGCAATTATGAAGCGCCTGGATGAAGTATGCGGCAAGGCAGGCTGGCGCAATGAGTACCGCGATATTCCGAATAATGGAGGCGTTGAGTGCGGGATTTCAATAAAGGTTGATGGCGAGTGGATCACTAAATGGGACGCAGCTGAAAACACGCAGGTCGAAGCCGTCAAAGGTGGTCGATCAGGCGCAATGAAGCGTGCTGCCGTGCAGTGGGGGATCGGACGGTATCTCTACAACCTGGAAGAAGGGTTTGCCACTGTCTCAATGCAGCGCGTTAACGGCTATCACTATGCGCGCAGCAAGGAAGCGGGGACGTTTTACTGGCAACCACCTGCCCTTCCTGATTGGGCCTTACCACAGCAGGCGACCAAAAATAACGAACCGAAAGAAGAGCCAGTGGAGTCAGTCCAAAATATCACTGAAACAGAGGCAGATAAAATACTCGCCGAGTTCTCAGATTTTGCCAGCAAAGAAAATAATACAGAGGAGTTAACGGAGCGATATAAGAAGACGTGGGCGGCGTTAGATGGATTTAATGACCATCAGGAAAAATGCAAGGACGTTACAGCAATAAGACGAAAAGAACTTAAGCAGGCGGCGTAATGGAATATCGCAGCCGCCGTGGTAATCAGCTAACTCTCGGGCGGGACTGGCTGGAAAGGGATGTCATTCTGCTGAAAAGTCTCGCTGGAAAAACCAAACCTAAGCTCATCGCCAGAATACTCAACCGTTCATACGAATCAGTCCGCCAGATGGCAAAACGCAAAGGCCTTTCTCTGCGCCGGAATTAAAGGAAACAAAAATGACAGCACCTCTTCCCGGGGCGGATTACTTATGCCCGCCAGTTAAATGCGGCACCCGCGAAGAGGTGCTGGCCCGAATGAAAGAAGCCATCGACAAATTCATGACCACCCCCCAGGAGCCAGAGAGTAAGGATGTACGCATGGAGCGTAACGAACAGCGCCGCAAGGAAGCGGCAATCTGGTTGATTAATAAACGCGCAGCAACATTCCCACGATACGAAATAACCGGACCTCGCCTCCCAGCCCGCGTACATGTTCGCGTCTGGTACGGGCGATTTGGTCACGCCCGAGACGAGTAAGGAGCACATCATGAACGGCCAATATAACCCCGATATTTCACCCGGCGATTTAGTCATTCGTCGCAGATTTAAGCCCATGCCAGACCGCAATGAATTACTAAAACGCCACAGTTTTCCCGGCCCGGATGATAACCGCTACATCAGCCTGATGATTAAAGGAGCGCGGAAATGAGCGAAGTGAAAATTTACACGATTGAGAGCGTTCAGCTTTCACCGCCGATAGCTGGCGAAGGCTTTTGTGTCGACCTGGTTCTCGCAACTGAATATCAAAAGCTCAAAGAAGCCCTGGATGTGCAGAGTGCGCGTAGTGATGCGCTGGCGGCGGAGAATGCGACGCTTAAGTCTGGAGGTACATATTTCGCTTATTCTCCCGAATACGGATTCGATTACTTCAAAGATAAACAGAGTGCAGTTGATACAGCGCAGGAAGAAATCGACGCCTACCGAGAGGATGCTGATGATGGCTGGAGTGACGACGTACAACGCGTTTTTTGGGGTGTTGTGATTCAGCAGGCGCAAGGCTTCGACGCCCAAAACCTGCACACATCCAACAGTCAGCACACATATCAAACGTGCGATTACAAACTGGTTGACGCTGTCGAAACCCCCGCCACGGACGCATGGGTGAACGAACAGCAAGCCAAAGGCATTGAGAAGTTCGCCGCTAATGAGCGCGCAGTGGCAAAGCGTTACAAGGAAAAAGGCGGAAACCCTTCCAGCGCCGCTGTGTGGTTTGAAGTTATCGATTCCGCAATGGAATTCGCAGCACAGCTTCGCGGGAGCCAGGTATGAGCGACCAATTCAACAAGGCAACGTTCCGGAAAATGACGCACAACGAACTGAATAGCTGGGCGTCGGCGAATATTGAGCACTACCGAGTTAGTGGCCCGTGGCACGAACACGGCGGGAAATATTTAGCGCTCCTGAACGGCGAGTGGGTCGGCGAGGGCTTCAGTTGTGCACGGTTTGCTCTGGAAGCCATTTGCGTTGCGCACGTTAACAGCATGAGCGGGAGCCAGGTATGAGCATAGAAACGAAAAAAACCGTGAAGGTAAGTCGTTTTCGATACTCACTCGACTGGTTCACGATTGATGACGTGGAATGCGAGATTGGCAATGGATTCAGCTACGAAATGCAGTTTCGCCTCGGATCATGGTTCCTGATGGGGAAATATTACGATTACAAAGCTGAAAAGTGGCTCGAGGATTACAGTAAATCATTCCAACTGGACAGCCCGGCTGACGCTGTTATCGCGCTCGGTGGCAACCTGACGAGATTCAGCAGGATGCATAACTGCGACAACCTGACTAAGAACCTCACAAAGTTGCTGAAAGACGTTGCCGAGCGAGTTTCCATTCTCCAGGCAGAAGGGGCATCACAATGACCATGACAGCAGAACAACGGGCGCAACTGCGCGAAGAGGTTTCCAATCCAGCGAACGGCAGCAAAGACCACCTGCGGAAATTAACGCTGGCGCTGCTTGATGAACTAGAGCGGAAAGATAAGCGCATCGCAAAACTGGAAGCTACTGAACAACATTCACAGCGCGGATGGAAAGAGGCGCATGAGCAGGAATGCCGCGCGGAAGCTGCCGAGAAGCGCATCGCTGAACTGGAAGCACGGACGGTCACTGTGAAGTTGCCGGATGTTGAAAGATGGCGCTCAGTTGACGCTGTGAGAGCGCAGAACGCCTACCGGGTATTGGTTATCAAAACGCTGGCTGACGCTGGCATCAATTTAACGGTGGAGGGGTGAGGGATATGGAAAGCGTAATTTTCAAAGTTGAGCTTATCAAAAGCGACGACTGCGTAACCCTTATGGCTCGCGGTCATGTTGGTAAAGACGATTTAATTTCTGAGGCTATCCGGCAGGGTGAGATTGACGAAGACGATCGCGAACGATTCGATAAAGCAGAGTTTTGCTCCCAAAAGTGGATGAAGGCCGTTCCGCGTGAAGGGTACACAGCCTACTACTACGAGTCACGAGAGGGTGTGCGTGGCGCTTTCAAAGCAACTTGTCTGCAATATTTGTGGTGAGGACTAACCATGACAATCAACGAACGCGTATCACCGAAAAAACCACTTTTCGCCGAAGTTCACAATGTGCCTGACGATTACCGTTTCACCACAGAAGAGCTTGATCGGATTATCTCCGGGGATATGTTTACTCCGCGGCAGGATGCAATCATGGCCCGCGAGCTACAGCAGTACCGCGCCGCCGCTAAACCCGCATGTTACGCTCTGACTAACAGCGCGGGAGAGGTATATAACACGCACTCGTCGCCGGAAAACGCTGATGCGTATCGCTGGCTCATTCATCAAAGCGATGATTCACTGACGCTCAGTGTGACGCCACTCTACACAGCCCCGCAAGTTACGAGCGTGCACCCAGCAAAAAACCTTGAACTGGCAGGCTGGCAATTTAAATCAGTAAATGGCGACTGGTTGGGTCTTATTGGAGAACATGGTAAAAACCAAGCCGTCCGCGAGGGTTGTGTGGTTCGTGAGGTTTTCGCTATGGTCGATGGCATCAATGACCGCGAACAAGTACGCCGAGAACATGCTGCATGGTCAGAATCAACCTTCGGTAATGTCGGCCCGATTGGCCCACTAAAACACCTCAGCAAAGAAGCGCTGGAAGCCGCCGCATCACCAGAAGATTTGTCCGAGTGGGCAGATATGCAGTTTCTGCTATGGGACGCACAGCGCCGCGCTGGTATCACTGATGAGCAAATCACACAGGCGATGGTAGAAAAGCTGGCGGTGAATGAACAGCGTGAATGGCCTGAACCGAAAGACGGTGAACCGCGCCTGCACATCGCAGCGCCAGCAGTACAGGCAGAGCAGCCCGGCAATACCGAACCTGTAAGGCTGGCTTACATGTTGCCTTTTGACCAGTGGCTATCACAACAAACGGGGAAAATCGACGTTGACTGCGGATGCGTGACCACTGAGGCGTTTTTCCACTGGATGCGTACTGCGTACGATGCTGGCAACTATCCTGGTTGGATACCGGTCAGCGATCGGTTGCCGGAGGCAGCGATAACTGTCCTGATTTCTAACGGGGCAGATATAGGTAAAGCATACTGGCTAGACGAGTGGGGTTATGATTTCGCCGGTGACAAAGTTCCGGGTGATGTAACCCACTGGATGCCGCTGCCAAACCCGCCGAAGCAGGAGGCCGAATGATGGAAAGAATCACACTCGTAGTTGAGTTTGAAGATGGCATGTGTCCTGGCTTCCGTAAGGGGATGGACGTGCTCGGGGGTAAACTGGTTGCCGTGGCGTTCCGTGACGAACTGGCAAGGGAAGGGGTTGTCACCACTACTTATAAGCCACGCATTAACATAGCGGGTCTATGCCAGGTATGCGGAGAGCAACATGCGATAGGAGTGCCATGCCCTCTGCTCAAAATTACATGCTAGGCGGTGAGTGATGCCTGAATCAGCAACGAATACAGCCCGCTTCGGCGGGTTTCTTTTTGCCTGGAGGAAGTGATGCTGTCAAACCATGACCATCTGGAAGAGTGCGTATTTATATCCATGACTAATGAAGAAGCCAGCCTTTGCTATGACGCAATGGAGGAGCTTATTCGAAGATACGGGGGCGAATTAGAGCAGCGATTAAAGGACGCCATTATCGACCTGATGTGTTGCGTAAATGTCGAATAGCCGCAGACCAGCGGCTTCTTTATTGCCTGGAGATAACCAATGAGCGAAGTGATCCAGCTTGTGCCCAATAAGTGGGTGACCGAGCAAAACCTTATCGCCGTAACAGGCCTGAAGCGCGGGACCATCGAGCGAGCCCGGCGCGAGTCATGGTTTTTGGGGCGTGAATATTTGCACGTTTCCCCTGACGGTGAACCCAAGCCAAACAGTGAATGCATGTACAACACTGAGGCGATCAATCTCTGGATAGAACAGCAAGCGGCCAAACAGCCTGGTGCCCGGAATTAAATTACAGGGTAACCTATTAAGGCTCTTGGACGTCGGGAGGGAAGAATGGCATACCCAACAGGCGTTGAGAACCACGGAGGAACGCTCCGCATATGGTTCATGTATAAAGGCGTCAGGGTCAGGGAAAGCCTTGGCGTTGTGGATACGCCAAAGAATCGTAAGGTAGCTGGAGAGTTACGCGCATCGGTTTGCTACGCCATTAAGACAGGACGTTTTAACTATGCAGCGCAGTTTCCTGAGTCTGCAAACCTTCAACGATTCGGCGAGGACAGAAAGGAAATAACCGTCACTGAACTGGCGAAGAAGTGGCTTGAACTGAAAAGCATGGAAATTACCACTAACGCTCTGTCGCGGTATAAATCAATCGTCAGGAATATGGTGCCAAGGATTGGCGAGAAAAAACTGGCGTCGGCGGTAAGTCAGGAAGATTTGCTGTTTATAAGGAAGGAGCTTTTGACGGGGTATCACACCCTGAAAAAGGGGCAGCAAAAGCCGATTAAGGGACGCTCTGCCCGTACAGTGAACAACTACATGATGGTGATGTCATTCATGTTCGAGTTCGCAACAGACAGCGGCTATATAAAGAAGAACCCGTTTGACGGTATCGACTTCCTGAAGAAGGCGAAAGCCGTTCCGGATCCGCTAACCCGGGACGAGTTCGTCAGGCTAATGGATGCATGCTACAACCAGCAGATAAGGAATTTCTGGTCACTGGCTGTTTATACCGGTATGCGGCATGGCGAGTTGTGCGGGCTGGCGTGGGAGGATATCGACCTCAAAGCAGGAACGCTTATGGTCAGAAGGAATCATACGCTGACAAAGGAGTTTACACTGCCAAAAACGGATGCAGGCACTGACAGGGTTATTCATCTGATCCAACCGGCAATTGATGTGCTTAAAAGCCAGGCGGAAATGACGCGACTCGGTAAACAGCATCAGGTTGAAGTGAAATTGCGGGAGTATGGCCGGACAACCACTCACCCCTGCACTTTCGTCTTTAACCCACAGGCTACTGTAACAAACGGGATCGCCGGCCACCATTACGCTGTTGGCTCTGTAGCTCAGAGCTGGGAGTCAGCAATGCGGCGAGCAGGTTTGCGTTACAGGAGAGCATACCAGTCAAGACACACTTACGCATGCTGGTCATTAACCGCAGGAGCAAACCCGAACTTCATCGCGTCGCAAATGGGTCACACAAATGCGCAGATGGTGTATCAGGTTTATGGTGCATGGATGTCGGATAACAATGCGGATCAGATTGCCATTCTGAACCAGAAATTATCTGACTTTGCCCCACCCATGCCCCAGGCGGTAGGATCGTAA